TTGTTTTCAAGTTTACGTTTTAAGTCTGTCTCAACCATTTCTTGCTCCTCTTCTTGAGGTAGGCCGTTATTAAAGTTAATCAATTTAGTAGCAACAAAGTTGTGCTTTGCATTGCCTAAAATGTGTCTGCTTACTTGGATGTCACTCTCAATATAGTTTAAGCCTTGGAAATAACTCGGCAAAGGATATACATCGCTTTTAGGGTTGTATTGCTTTACAAAGAATATTTGCGGCCCACTAGGATCATTTGGATTGAATGCTGGGTACTCTCTTGCTTTCTCTTTAAAGTCGCTAGCAGTCCAGTCATTTTTAACATAGAATGTCTTTAAGTCTTTGCTTACTCTTACTTTTTGAAACTCAATGTGAAATACATCTTTGATCTTACCTAAAGCATTGTAAATGATTTGTAAGTAATAGCCACCTTGCAACTCATCATCTAAGATTGAGCGCTTCATAATTTGATTCCAAGTTTCACCTTGAGAATTAGCTTTTTGCTCAACACCCTCAAAGCCTTTACCAAATATATAGTTGACTTTGCCTTTTACAATTGCTCCATGCTTTGGTGACTCACCATACAACTCAATTAAGTAATTTGGGTAATTGTTTTTTGCACCAAACTCAACATAATTTTTGCCTTTTTTCTCTTCAAATCTAGGCTGCTGCGCTTGATCAAACTGAATGTTTATTAATTGATATTTATTGCTCACTTGTATAAGTTTTAAATTCGTTATCTTGCTCGTTGTACTCTGGTTGAGGACAATCGGTTTCATCATGTAAATACATAAATCCCTCTTCTACTATCGCACCGCTCAAACTCTCTTTAGTGTTAGTAGCGCTTGCTTGCTCTCTTATCTTATACCTCCAAGTGCCACTCTCTTTGCAATCAAACACAGACTTTAAAACAAGTACCTTCTGGTACCTTGCATCTGTGCTTATGTTAGTTCCTACAAATGTAACACAATTATCTGTTGCACTTGTGAAAATAAACAAGTATTTCGGGTTGGAAATTGTTGCCAATTCTAAGCCGGTAAATATTAAATTATTGTCAATGCCTTTATATATATGCAACATGTTATAAAAATTAAAATGCCCTACCCACACAAAGTAGGTAGGGCATAATTAAGTACTACTATGGTAAAATTACCCAGCAGTCTCAAGAGCCAATCCTACTGCATTGGACACTTGTAAAAAATCATCTTTCTCAACACCAGTTAATGTGATGTTGTACCCGTTACGATCGCCAGCACCAGTACCAGATCCACTTTCAGTAGATGCTAAGTAAAGGCCGTTACCTTGGCCATACATGCGATAAACTCCATCCATATCTAAAGTAACTGCAATAAGCTTGCTTTTAGCTAAAGTACGAACAATGTTTGCAGTTGTAGAATCTCTTTTATTTAGAGGGAATACTACTTGATGGGTATAAAATACTGATCCATTCTCTTCGGATGCAGTTGCATTTGAACTTGTATTTGCGGTTGCTCTTGGCACCTCAAACTTGTAAAAACGTTTTCCAGCTACTTTAGTAATGCCGGTAACTAAACCGCTTACTTCCGTAACGCCAGAAATATTGCCGAACTCGGCTAAAAATACGGCTTGTAAGCCTCCGATATTTTCGCGGCAGTCGATTACGAAACCGCTAGTGATTGCGCATGGCATAGTAAAAAAGTTTAAAAAAAAGGCGGCGTTTATTGCACCGCCTTTCTTTGGTTATTTATTTAATTAGATTGCTGACTTAAACTTAACACATAAAGTTGTGTAAGCTACATTCACACCTAATTTGAAAGCTACTCTGTAACGAACTTCATTGTTGTCTTTAGAGTACCAGATCATGTAGTTTTCCTCTTCTGCTTCTAAGTCAAATGCCATAGCGATATTTGACAAAGTTGTTGCGTAGATGTCACCAGTACCATTTAAGCCATTAACTGCTACTAATTCAACATTAGTACCCGGGATCACAAAAGTTTGATTTGCGTCACCATCTACTTTGTAGTTGTAAAGGTTTAATGCTTGATAAGCTAAAACTGCTAATCTGTAAACATCGTTACCAACCATCACTTTTAAATCTTCTGCATCAATGATTTCAACTGGGATAGCTTTGTAAACTGCATTCAAAATACTTACTACGTTAGCAGCAGTAATTGTTGCAATAGGGCCACCAGATACATAACCAGATACGTTTGCGTCAACTGGTGATCCAGCATCAATCAACTTAATTAAACCATCAAAGTTTGACAAGTTAGGATTAGTGCTTTGAGTGTTACCTTGCCAGATCGCAACTTCTAATTGCTTAGCGATCATCTTATTCTTTTGCTCTGTGAACTTAGTTTGAAACTCTGCCCATCCAAAATCTTCGTAAGTAGATCCAGCTTTTAAAGCTTCTTGAGAGAAATAAGCTTCAAAATCTTTAGGACAGATTGTCTCTTCAATTTTGATCTTACCAACTACAACCTCTGCTTGAGACAAAGTAGTTGTACCACTTGGATCCCATCCACAAGAATCAGTTTGGAAATTTGCGTTTGTAGCCAATTTAGGCACTTTAACGCTAGATTTTGTTTTAGGTAATAAGATACCACCAGCCTTGATGTAAGACTGAGTCTTTGCAGAGAAAACTGCTTCTGTTAACAATGGAGCAATCTCTTGTTTAGTATATGCTGCAATGTTTGAAAATGCTAATGCCATTTTATTTAATTTTTAGTTATGAACAAATTGATTTAGAAAATTTATTAAACTCTGCTTTTGCGTCTGTTTTAGCTTCTGCAAAGTTGTTGCTTGTTTTTACACCAGCGTCCGGTGCTGACTGAGGCGCTTCAACCAACATCTTGCTGATCTGCATTAAGCCTTCAATCACTTTGTTTGCTTGGCCTAATTTAGCCTCATATTGTGCAAACTTGTTTTCGTATGCGCTGAATTTATCATTGGTTGCAGATTCAAAAGCAGCAAATTTTGCGCTCATATCTTCAACTTCTGGAACTTCAACTTTTACTTCATCTACCATTTTTGGCTTGATTTCCATGATCGCTCCATTATCGCCTAAAACGATAACCTCACCGCTTTCAAGTTCATGCTCACCTACTGGTGCTGGTACACCAGCAATTGTTACAATGCCACCAACTGCTAACTCAGTAACTTCAACAATAGTGCCGTCTTTTAATTTGGCTTCCATCATTTTAACTTCTGCTTTAGGCTCGCCGCTTGGCATTGGCATATCTTCATTGTTCACTAATTCAGCGAAAAACAAAGATACTTTCTCTAAAATGTTTTGTGCGTCTTTCATACTTTATATATATTATTTAATTGATAAAGGTACTTTTAATAACTCCGCCAACTCTGCAAGCTTTTGCTCTGCATAGGTTGGCTCCTTTTTTTCTATTGGGTACTCAAAAAATCCCTCAACTGAAAATCCTTTCACTTTGCCTTGTTTTATAAGCTGCCATGCTTGTTCATTCTCAACATAAAAGCTACCAAACCAGCTACCATCTTTTGCATCTTCAAATCCTTTCATTGGTTGTATGCCACGCTCTTTGTCAACTATAAATGACTCAAACATAATCAAACCATCCAAAGTCATTGACTTGTCATGCATCAAATTAACTTTGTCTTGATAGCCTTTCTTGCTAAATTTTATTGCAATGTCTTTAATTGTGTCTGCTGGGAATGTCACAAAATGCTCGCCAAACTTTTTATTGCTGCGATATATTGGTTTATCTGCTAGCATGATCGGGCCAGATATGATGTGCTTATCTTCATCTTGGATTGCAAAATTTAACTTTGGCTTATCATTTGCAAAGTGTTGATCCCAGATTGAATTGCAAATTGCAACTGCTTGCTCACTATCTTTGCCTTCATTAATCACATAGCTAATACATCTAGGCAAAAACTCATCTTGTCTTTCGCCTTTGCTTGGATCAATAAAATCTTGACTAAACGCTACAAAGTCACGCTGGATTGCTGGCTTATCTACAAGAGCAATAAATGATACCTCAGCATCATCTTGTAAATCCTCTTGTATTCTTAATTCGTATATAGGTAAGTTCATACTTAATAAATATTTTTAATGCCGTTTAGGTACTTTTAGCTGATCCTAGCGGCTCTGTTTAATCTTGTGATTCTTTCTTGATTTCCGCTTATGTCACTTTCTACAACATACGCTCTTGCAGCCATGTTGCCCATTTGGTTAACTTGTGCTTGATTTAAGGTTGTTGTTGACGCGCTTGGCATTAATGGTGCAGATGGTGATATTGATACATTGTTATTGCTATCACCACCACCGCCAACACTACCAGATGATACTGATTTTTTGCTTGCTAAGATTGCTGCTATTTGTGCAGCACCAGCAACACCGGCTGCAATAACTTGTGCTGCCGTGTTTGTTTTAGATATTGCTTTACCAGCAATTGCTGATCCTACTGCTGCTTTACCAGATAATATTTGGCCGGCTGCTAGACCTTGCATGCCCGGAATAAATGCATTTGCAATACCTATTCCTATTGTTGCATTACCGGCTGCAATAGCTTTATTGTATTCTGCTTGTTGTTGTTTTCCACTAAGCAAAATTGATCCTATTGATGCAGCAGTAGATATTGCAACTTGAGCAATACCAAAAGCTTTTGCTAAGTCACTGCCATCTTTTAAAGCGCCGCTAAGATTGCCAATAGTATTTGCAATGCTTGTACCTAAGTTTGCCCAGCTTTGTTGAATTGCTATATTTGTTGCAAAGGTTGTATCTTCTCTTGTTTGATCTAATTCTTTTATTTTTACAAGCTGATCATTATAGAATTTATCAAATGTTTTTTGAGCCTCTAATAATTCCTCAGCGCGTTTTTTTGCCTTTTCTTTTCTTTCGTCATCAAGTTCAATAAGTCTTTGTTGTAAAGCAGTGTCAAAATCTTCATAAGCCTTAGCATCTGCTTTTGCTTTCTCAAGTCTTGCTTTCTCTTCTGCATCTTTTTTTTCTTTTGCTGCTTTTCTTTCGGCTGCTGCCTTTTCGTTTGCTGCTTTTTGATCAGCTAATCTTTTAGCTTGCTCTGCCTTTTCTGTATCAGTTAACTCTTTAGCGCCGGCAATAAATCCTTTGTTTGCCTTTTCATATCTAGTACCAAATTCTGTTACAGACTTTTTAGCATCATCCCAAGCGCCGGCAAAGTCACCACTTATAAACTTTTTAACCGCCGATCCAACCATGCCAATGCCTTGCAAGAATGAACTTAAAGCAGAATAAGCCACTCTAAATGCATCTGCGACATAAGGCAATGCCTTAGTTGCTAGATTAATAAAGCCATCTATTATAGGCTGCATTGCACCTAAAATGCCATTTAAGATCCTACCAAATTGAGTCATAATAGGCTCAAGTTTTTTCATTGCATCTTCATTCTTTGCAAATGCAGCAGCAAGACCAGCTACCAATGCAACAAGCAATCCGATACCACTAGCTTTTAAAGCAGCACCCCATGAAGATGTCGCAATCTCTAGTTGTCTTATTCCTTTGCCTAGCATACCAACTGGGCCGTCTGCATTCTCTAATGCACCAGCAAAGTCATTCGCGCCAGCTTTCGCATTTTCTAGACCATCCTCAACATCTCTAATTTGTGCTGATAACTTTTTAAATTCATCCGATCCAGCAGCAGTTTCTTTAAGTTGCTTTTTAAGTTCTTTTAATTCCTTAACAGATCCAGCAGCAGCTTTTGTTGTGCCGTTTAAATGACCTTGCAATTCATCAATCTCTTTATTTAGTCTATTAAACTCTTGAGATCCAAACTCTGCATTTTCAAGATCATCTTTTAAACCTTTTAAGTCTGTCCTTAAATCCTTTAAAGTCTTACCCGAATACTTAGTATTTATTTGTATCTCGGCCGCAATTGTTGTGTTTTTACTTGCCATGCTTTATTATTTTAAACAAGTGTTTTGTGCAACTTGTCTTATTAGGTTAGTATAATTAAATGATCCAAAGGTCTCATTGTACTCAGTATTCATCACATCTTCATAAGGCAACTTGTCTGTGTATGCGCCTTTGTAAAATATATTATGATTTTTACCAATGTCATAAGTGACACCGGAATTGTGAAAAATATCACACTTGCTCCATTTTTCAATCGGATCAGTACCCCAGCAAAAATCTAGTCTTGGCGTTATTTTTACATCAAGATCATGATACCAGCAATTCCAAAGCATACCCCACATGCCAGCAGTAAACTGCTGGATCCCGTAATAGCTAGGATTCTTTTGCACTCTTAATGGCTCGCTTTTTTGAAAATAATCAAATAAAGCCACACTATCGCTCTCAACTTTTTGCCAGAATTTATAGTCAGTATTTTTAAAAATATATTGAGATCCGCCGCTATGCAATCTGTGCTTTATTGGTATGCTATAATCTAAGCCTACAATGTCGCACATATCTTCATAAAGGTCTTGACCTTTCTCTAGTATATAATCACTCCAAATAAAGCTTTTTGAGTCGCTAACATAGCAGCTATCATCTTGCTCTAGATCACTAAAATCTACCGGCTTTGTGAATATCATATCGCAGTCATGCAAAAAGACATTTTCCATTTGCAAATAAGGATAAGCTTGATAATGTTGCTTGACTGCATTCATGATCACACTAGGTATGTAATTAGGCATCACGCGAGTATCTTTGTACTCAAAAAAAGCTATTGTGTTAAATTTTTCTTTTAACCTTTCATACATAGCAGTTGTCTCTGGCCAGTTAGTCTTATCGTTTTGATCTTTACTAACAGATAACAAAACATGTATCTTGTTATCTGGTATGCCCACCGACTTAAAGTTGGTGAGCATAACTTCTAAATGCCATGCGTAATAAACTATCTTAGGTTGTGTGCAAATATATATCATATTGTTTTTTTTATGGGCATGATCCGTCAAACATTGCAATCGTTAATGTGCCGCCATCGCTTACAACTTGTCCGGCAAATGACCTACTTGTTGAGGTTGCACTTATACAATTAAGATTAGAGGCAGTATCGATAACCTCAACAGAGTCATTGCTTACATTTGTGTAAGATACTACAATTGTTCTAGATGCACCAGTTTGCGTAGTTGTAGCAGATGCTCCGTCACCAGCAACTATTGGGAATACTGCACCATCAACTTGCACTCCGCCTATTGTAATATTAGTTATACTTGTACCAGCCGTGTCATTAGCAATATCAACAAAAGCATAACCTAGCGTTGTAGTAGTTGTAGTTGTACTTGTAGTTGTTGTTGTAGGCGGAGCCGTTGTAGTTGTAGTTGTAGTACTTGTAGTTGTTGTTGTTGTTGGCGCTGCCGTTGTAGTAGTTGTTGTAGTACTTGTAGTTGTTGTTGTAGGCGCTGCCGTTGTAGTTGTAGTTGTTGTAGGCGGAGGCGGACAAGTACCGGTCTTGCAATTTCCTACATTCTCTATCGTACCAGTTCCAGATACAATTTCAGCTTGTAAAAGTCCGCCAATTATTGCAGCACAAAGGTATTTAATACCTCCGGTAGAATAAACATAGTTTTCATTTTGACCAAAGCAATTAAATGTAGCTACCTCGCCACCAGCAGAACTAAAGTTAACCATTACGCAAGCACAAGGATCTGGACTATAAGTTGTAGTGGTTGTAGTTGTACTTGTAGTTGTTGTTGTAGGCGCTGCCGTTGTAGTAGTAGTTGTTGTGCTAGTTGTTGTTGTAGTTGTAGTAGTAGTTGCGGCCGGACAAGTTTGACAATTTAAATATCTGTATGCTGCCACAAATTGACCGCTCTCAAGAATTACCATAAATTCTCTACTTGTACCAGTGCATTGACTTATCCAAAAAGTACCACTAATAGTACCATTTGAAATTAGAGGACTTGTTAAAGTTTCAGCAGTACAAAATGTATTACCACCATTTTTAATCGTAAATATTTCTACTGGTCTTGCTGGGTTATTACAAACATTATTACAAACATCATAAGCACTTACCATGCTATAAGATGCTTCAAAAGTAGCTAAAGTAGTAGTTGTTGTAGTTGTACTTGTAGTAGTTGTAGTAGTTGTAGTTGATGGTACAAAATTAGTACCGACTGCATCAATCACTCTTAACAAATCAACTTTTGTAGTATCATTGTTTTCTGGACTATAATCGTACACTTTTATAAGTCTATAAAGTCCGCCATCAATAAAATAATACTTTGCAAAATCTATATTAAAAATGTCTAATTCCGTTAAATCAAAAAAGCCGGTTAGTAAACGGCTATCTTTGTCAGTAATTTCGTACATGTACGGCGAGTAATAAACATTAAATAAGTTGTAGCTTAAATCACCACTTGTCAAGTTAAAAAACAATTGTTGTGGTGCGCCAAAGTTTATGTCAATATTTGGCGTTGTTGGATTGTTTAAATGTCCACAAAATAAATACGCAGTATTTGATCCTAAGTTAGTGGCTCCGTTTAATATGCTCCAACTTGTAACACCAGTAATTTTATTTATTTGCATAATACGCATGATATGATCCATAGGATCCTCTTTGCTATTATTGTCGGATTTTTTATAAATAGCTGGAAAAACTTTATCAGTTATACTTGTGCCAAACAAAGGTGATGACGCAAATATTATTTCAACACTCTCAGTATCTTTAGCAAATTCAAGACCATTATCGTACACCCTATCACCATATCCCTCATTAAATTTCTTGCGATAATCTTCATTGTAAAAATCATTGTCTTGTTTATATTTAAAATTGTAATATCTAGCATTGATCTCACTCATTGGCTTGATCTTAATTGCTTTGCTATGATCTAACTTGTCACTCCAATCAACAATCGTACCAGTGTAAAAATCAACATAAGGCTTAATCACTAAATGATTTGTCTTATATTTATCTTCAATGATCATCAAGTTATACATCTTCATAATAGATGTCACAAAGTCTTTTTGAAATATACCTTTTGGGATTGTGTTATTGATTACCATTGTATCACCTAATTCAATAGGCGCAGTTGTTGCAACATCGTTTATTACATTTATTGTACTTTCGCTGACATTAACCTCATCACCATCATCAAGTATGCAGCTTGTCCTTACTCTTAAAGTATCATTTGTTGCTAGAGTAACAGATAAAGATTTATTATAATAAAGCAAATCAGTGCCATTATAAGTTTGACTTGATCCAGATATTGCAACTCCATTTTTCAAAACTGCTATTGTTAATGGCCTTCTAGCTAAAATATAATCACCAAAAAGTTCAATTGTTAAATTAGTAGTAAGCGTAGGCGTACCATTATAAGTAAATAAAGTATCACTAATACTGGCAGTGAATAAAGATCCTACCTTAGTCTCATAACTTACAAAGTCTTGAGAGCCACCAGTATTCATTGCTTGAACTATTGCCTTTGACAAAGCAAGCACATTATTAGTCTCTTTAGTTAATTGCTTTGAATTGTTAGGCACAATTAGTTTTCTAAAATCATTAGTATTAAACAAATCGCATTCATAAGTATAGCCACTGCCAGTAAAAATCTTATCTAGGTATTCACGCACAAATAATGCTGGCTTAAATGTCTTATATTGAAAATTTACTTTGTCAGTACTTACATTGCCATAGTCAATCAAAGGATAGCAATAGCTAGTGCTGCCAGTAGTATTCCAACTTGCAACAATATTTGCATAAGAGTATGTGTGATCATAAGCGCTAAAGTCTAAGTCCTCAAGTCTTTTATTTCCAAGTGCATTTATAAATCCGCCTAATTCACCAAATAATGCGCACTCGTATTCAACCGATCCGTCAACATGTACGATCTCAAGTAAGCGCAAAACACCTTTCATGATCTGCAATCCGTCAATCTCTATGCGTGCCGATGCATTACGCGCTGCGTTAAAATTTGCAAGCACATTCGGATCAAGAGGATTGTCAAAGTTAGCATTATTAAAATCAAAGATATTGCCTAGCAATTTATTATTATTAGCAGTGCCGGGCAATACTATTGTTTTTGTAAAGCTGGTGCTTTTGCTATCTAGGTTTTGTAGATCATCAATGGCATAAGTAATCTGGTTGCTTAAGCCTTGCGTCAAATCAAGTTCATATCCTTCAATAAATATTCTAGTCATGTTATCTTAATTGGCTAAAGCGTGTTTGATTAATGTCAATCTCTACCTCAAAAACTCTTAATCTATTGTTGACATATTTGCTATATTCAAAATTTGTATTCTTAATGCTTACTGGATAAAAATAACCATCCATTTCAAAGTAAACTTGAGGCGAGTCAATTAACTCTGCAAGCCATTCAAATTGACTATCTGTTGGTGCATTCATTGTAAGCTTATAGGTATAATCCTTTTTATTTAGATAGTTCACCTTGCTATCAACATACTTTTTATTGGCATCATAATAAGTAACAGATGACGCGCCAAAAGTGTAGTCTCTTTTTTCATAAGACTTTCTTTGTACATCCATTGTTAGCCTAGATGCTAGATCAAACTTGGCAGTATCAAACATGCCTAGATGATTCATAAAATGTAGGTTGTAGCTAGTATATTTAGGATTGCACTCCATATTAACTCTATATGTGCTAGTGCCTAGAGTGATCGTGTAGTATTTAACAGATGATGTGATCACGGCACTTGGGTTGTTTAATGCCGGCGATCCTACGTTAAGCTGGGCAAATGCTTTAGTGCCTTCAAGCGAATAAGTAGTATCTGCAATCTTTACATTGCTAAAATTATAAGTTGACACAACAAATCCGCTCACATCCTTTGCACCTATGTAGATATTGTCACCCAGTGCTGCATTTATTTCGTTTGGCCTATTGCTTAATGCCTTACCATTGTAAGCGCTTAAATCTGTCACCTTTCTCTCAAATGTCGGAGCCACAAAATTGTAAGCAGTTACGTTGCCGCTTGCTAGGTTTAAAGTAGTGACACCGCTTGTCTCTTCACCGATCCTATATTGATAAGTTTGACCTATTTGTCCGCTTACATTTGGCTCACACATTAATACGTTTGTGTTAGGCGTTAGCCACTGGTAAGTCATTGTATTACGCACAATAGGCCCAGCGTCAAAATACCCGATGCCGGTCACTGGCTCTGGGTAAAGCTTAACTCTTACTTGCTGCACTCCGCCAACGTAAAGATCAACAACATATTTCAAGTCTGCGCTTGTTATGTTTGAGTCAAAGATATGCCAAAGAGTGTCTTGCACCGATGGACTGCCACTTGGATAACCTAAGTTTGTTATTGCCATTATTTATTACTTTTATTCAAATTAATTCTCTCAAATGTGATCACAATGTCCGATTCAACTGCCTCGGCCATCTTGACCTCAAAATTCTCAAAGGTTTTATTAAAGGCATCCGTGAAATAGTTGGTTGTCTTTATACCGAATTTTTTAATCAAATAAGATAAAGTCTCAACTTGCCTATCAATTAAAGATCCTTTTTTGCTAAAGCTTACGCCTATTCTTTCACCGCCTTTACCTAATGCCTTGTCATTCATCACGCTTGTAATCTTCGCCTTCCCACTCTGTATGTATTTTTTTAGCGATGCTCGGCCGCTTGCTGGCATGCCATAGTTTTTGTATTGATATGGTGACTTAGGTGCATTTGTTGAACTATCAACACCTTTTACCCCCTCATTGGGATAGTCATAATAGTCAAGCATCCTTAGTCTAAAGATAGTTGCACCATTTTGCTCAATGATCTCTGGGATCATATTAGCAAGCAAATCACCGCTAGCAGCAACCTTTTTATTGTTGGCGAAATAGCTAATGTTTTTTAGAAATTCCTCACCATATTGCTCAAGCACGCCATTTACCACACCAAACTCTATGATGTCAGTGCCACCAAAATCGCCACCTTCCCTAAGAAAGTCCGCTTGTGCTTTGTTTATATTGATGCTCATCTAGTTGCTTTTTACTTTTTAAATAAGACAAATCATTAAGAAATTGAATAACTGATAAGTCATAAACTTGATCTAAAGGTATTGCCTCAAACTCACTTACTTGCTTTGCATTGAATACCCACCCCCAATTGCTTGCAAAATTTTCCTCAATTGTTGCACTCTTTTTTTGTCTAGTTTCCTCAAATTCATCTGCGCCGTCAAACAATCCATCGTATTGTCCGTTGAAACTTTTAAGACATGATAAAAAAAAACCATTGCGAAATATCCGTGCTTAAAGTTTGCTTGTCTCATATCGTTTGCATATTCCTCATGCTTTGACACATCGTACTTTTGCTTGACAAAATTAAACTTGAGCCAACTCCATTTCATAGGTGTACAAATGCTAGCAAGAATATTGTGCATGTTCATAATAGGATCATCTTTGCTAAATGTCAAGACTTCAATATATCGCCCAGTATTAAAAGGAGGCTTTATGTCAAAGTTTAAATGATACAACTTGTTATTGCAATATATGATCTGCTTAGGCTTTGCCATGGTTGCCTCGTTTACTTTTACATCAAATGCCTTATGTAGCTTTTGACATAAAACTGCAAATTTCTTTATTGGCATAGCGTCAATCTCTGCCTCGCTCTTATCAAGCAATACTTGCACTAGCCTAGTTGCCTTTAAAAATTCATCTGTCTCAAGTGTTGATATTGATTGTAGCTTTTGGAATTTGTCAATCGTTAACTTCATAAATAGTAAGTATAAATTTTATATAACATGGTATTTACCAACTTGTTTGTGATCAATACGGCATTTGTTTGCTAAGGCCAAGGCAATCACGCAGTCATCATGAAAGCCTTGCGGTGCAGAGTACCTCACGCCGGTAGGTGTAAATGTGTACTCAAATACCTCCAACTCTTGTTTAATTGGGCCATCTGGATAGCTGATCGACTTAGTTTGAATGGCACTGCTTAGTGACTCAAGCAATTGCTGCTTACTTGTAGCCGTAAATTTAAAGCCGTGCATCTGTGTGAATTTCTTTTGTAACTCTTCAACTATGGCATCACCTACACCAGTACTATCAATTACGATAGGCAGATTCTTTGGCAATCTTAAGATTGTCTCTTTAGTCTGCATCCAGTCTTTTTGAAAGCGCTCAAAGTGTACCACATTGCCTTGCTTGTCCATGCCTATGATCACTGACCAGTCAACAGACTTAGCTAAGTCAATGCCGTAATAAGCAGCTACACCTTTTGTTTCTCTGGTGCAAGCGTATATAAAATCACTGCCAAAAGGGTTGGCTGCATTTTCCATAGGATCTGCCATGTACTCTTGCTTGAATACCACTGCTGGTAATTGTGCTGCTGCTGCGTCAATTTCAGTGGGATCAATGTGTGGGTTGTCATAGGTAGTAAATTTAAACGATTCCCAGTTAGGCTCACCGCCACGCATAAACATGCTATAAAAATAGTTCTTGCCTCTTGGCGTGCTTAAAAATATAGCCTTGCCTTTGTAGTCAGTAAGCGTTGGCCTTATTGAATTATTCCAACCATCCTCTAGATTTGGAATGTAGGATGCCTCATCTATGATCACCAGATGATACTTAGTACCACGCATTGCATCCAATCTCTCACCAGTATAAAAGCGAACTGATCCGCCAGTGACAAAGTCAATAAGCAAATCAGTCTCATTCTTTTTATAAACCTTGTCTGGTAATATCTTGCAAATCTCTTTAAAAAACATCTTGCCAAGCTGATAGGTTGGCGTGATGTATGCAACATGTTGTCTCTTCAATCCGGTCTCAATAGATATGTTTTGACTGATCAATGACTTGCCAAACCTTCTACCACACATCATCACTCTAAAACGAGCCTCCGAGTCAAGCACTTGCTTTTGTGCTGGATGTGGCTTAGGTAGTTTTATATCAAGATTCATACTTGATTGTGATTGTTTCTATATTTGTATTTTCAGTAGTTGCGCGATCAGTCATTCCGAGTGCATTCTTTGCATAGAAAATTGCTTTGCCTTCATTTGCTACAATATCAATAGCCAATGACTTAAACATAAAAACAATCCTATTAGCCACCTCATGATAAGGATGCGTAGGATCTTGCCTTATTTTCCAAAGGCCCATTCTTGTGTAAAATTCAAAGTCATGCTTTCTTAACCAATGATCTAAAAAATAGTCAATCGTTGGCACAAAGCGATCTCTAATCTCAACAATCTTGCCCGATCCAGTTGCCACTTGCTTTTGGCCCTCCATGCAATTGTCACAATATGCAAAGGCCAACTCCATCAATTTCTCTTCATCTATGTCCTTAAACTTTCTTGTCACGCTTTCTCTTATTTCCATAATTTTATATTTTTAGTGCCATCACGATAGCCTCTTATGTCGGCTTCATGCTGCGCCCAATTCTTTTGTAATAGTTCGGTCTTGTTATACCCATACTCGTCACCGCTTGCGTGTCCGCCTATATGCTCGGCAAGGCAGTCCATCACATAGTAGGTATTAAATCCAGCTATGTTGGCCCTCTCACAATAGTCCAGATCAATAGGCCCATAAGGAAACATGGATTCATTAAAGATGCCAATCTTATCAACTACCTTCATACTAAGTAGCCAATTGCTTATAATATGCTGACTCTTTATGCCACGCCTTTCTCTGTCCAAGCTGCTTGCCACAATGCCGGCATCTGGGTAAGTCTCAAGTGCCTCAACTTTCTTAGCAAGCCAATTGTCTGGCTCAATGATGTCATTTGCTAGATACGCAATTGCATCATAGCCATCTACACCAGCAATGTCAATAGCTTCATTCATTGCGTTGGCAATACCTTCAACATCAATTAAGATAGTTTCAGCATAATAGCCAGTCTTTGTGCAATTATCTATAATGACTGATCTAGGTCTTTTGCCATATATCAAGCCAGCTATTAGTACTCTCATTAGAATATGTTTTTGCCTATTTCCTTTGCTGGGTTGCCAGCATACTTTGTTGAATGTGTTGTGTGTAGCCTTCTTGTAACTACTGCACCCATACCGATCATGCATGCTTTAGCAATGATCTGCTTTTGATGGATCACTGCATTAAGTCCAATGTTGCAGCCATCACCGACAATAGTATGGCCACCGACCTTTGCACCGCAACTGATCGTCACATTGTTACCTATCACACAATCATGGCCTACATGTGAATGCTTAAGCATCCAAACACCAGCACCGATTATTGTCTTGTCAATTGTGCCGGCATCAATAGTCACATGACCAGTGATCACGCAGTCATCACCGATCACAACTTCGCCTATTGGCGCATTCCAGAATAGCTTATGCTCTGCTGGCTCACCGATCACACAATATGGCCCGATGTAAACATTGTCACCTAGTGTGACATTTGGCCCTACTATGGCCGTCTTATGAATGAATGTACTCATTGAATGTTTTATATACGTTAACTAAAAATGATCCCACGCATGCACCACATCTGCCATTGTATGCAAAGTATGGATCTTTTGTGCGCATGACTTCTAGCAGTTCATTTTGGATCTCATTTGTAAATCCAACCAATTCACCGGTTGTCTTGAACAGATCATAAAAATGCTTATGCTTTAACAAGGTCTGCAAATGCTGATCTTCTAGCTTCATTAATTCGCTCATGATTGTATTTGTTTTTTGCCCATTCAAAAAGATCATTACCCATCTTGATTCTTTGATCTGGATTGTTTACTAAATATGATAAATGCTTAAACCAGTCTGCTTGATTCTTAACCCATAGCACTGGTGCATCTTTGTCTAGATTGTATGGCTCAACATCACTCACTATCACTGCCACTCTTTTAGCTGCTGCCTCAAGTAGCTTTAAATTGCTTTTGCTCGCATGCCATGGCGACTCTTGCAAAGGCACAACCATAATGTCTGCATGTTTAAAATGCTCCATGTAATTGCTTGGCAGTTCGCTTACAAGTTTTCTATTAGCTAACTTTCCGCCATTCGTAAACATTGAATGTATCTTATCCCAGTATGATTTGCTCACTGGATCTGTGTCAGTATATCCGCCAAGCACCATCTCAATGTCTTTTAATGCAGTGAGTCTTTTAAAAGGATTTGATAGCAATTTGATGTCCTCTAAGTGTGTAGATCCGCCGGCCCAAAAAATACGAGTCTTGTCGCTATCATATTTATCAGCATTGTATTGATGCTCACCATAAGGTATGCAATTAGGCAGTACTATGACATTCTTATTGTACTTTCTTACCTTGTCAGCGATCCTATTATTTGTGCATGTCACAAGATCAGCATTAAAGATGTTGTTAATAATTCGTTTTTTGTGCGCCTCATATCCATAATATAGCGGATGATTGTATGGCAATTCCCAGTCATCATCTAGATCCATTACAACTTTAAAGTGCTGCTTTGTTTCATCCCAATCAATATCAAATTGACTGAATCTGTTGTACAATAAAATATCAAACTGCCTCTCTTCAAGTATTTCTTTTGTAGGCACATTGCACACATGGTTGTATGAATCTGGCAAGAATGATAATGGCAGCATGACTCTATGCCATCCGCAACCGCTCATCTTTTGTGTGATGCCAAGCACTTGTATAATCTTATCTGCCTTGTCCACGATATGGTTTGGGTTTGGGTGAATGCTTATTGTAGCTTTTTTTTGCTGATCCATTTTTGCGCTTACCAAATGTCACCTTGCGCGCATCGCTAGTTACTTTTGCCATGATATGAATAATTGTTTAAATTGATCAAAAGTTAAATTCACAACATAAGCATCGCCATCACAAACAATCTCTGTGTACTCTTTGCCTTGCTTAAAATTGCCACATGCATAGTCAATACTAAAAAATAAAAACTCAACCTCTTCTAAATCGCTGAATTTATAATCGACACCTAACTCACTAAATAAAATTGTATCACTATTGTGACAAAGGATCGGCAAGAGTACTGGTTGCATAACTATTTAATTTTTTGTCCAATGAATCCAGCACCAAAGATAATACAAATAAATTGCACCAATTCAAAAGGCAAGAAATAAAATAAGACTGCCATCCAAACGCTTAAGCATGTCACGCAGTCAAAAGGCTTCATCCTTTTTTCAAAAGGGATTTGCCATACCTTTTTTATAACATAAACTATCTTGGCCACATTCACGAAATAATACGCAAAAAAGAAAGCCGCTAAAATGATTGTAAGCATAATGTTTTAAGTTCAAGTTTTGTTTTACGAATAATATCTTTGACATGTTTTTCGGGTATGTTATAAAACTCCGCTACCTTTTTACATGATCTAAACTCAACATATTTATTGAAAAGTATTGCCTCGTGTGCTTGCATCTCATCTTCACCATACTTTTCAATCAATCTTTGATTTGCTATCTTAGCAAAGGTAGGATTTAATTCTGGTAACTTTAGCTGGCTTTTTAGGTACATGATCGCTTTCTCATATTCATTTTTCCTAAACTTCTTATAAAATTGGCTTGTGCTGCTAAAGGCCATATTTGTGATAATCTTAATAGAAAATCCTAAAAGGCCATTAGAGGCCCATATTTCGTTTATCTTTTCACAATCGATGCCGAGTAAGGCTAAAGCCATTTCTTGCCTTAAATCGTCTTGCAATGACTCTGGACGCACACTTTTGATCAGTTGATTAATCTGTGGTGAGCGATAGATGCTTTCAATATGTTTATAGCAATCTTTCATTATTTACACAAATGTACTCAATGTACTCGGTTTTTGCGTGTTTTTTTATTCCTATACTCTTTTTTTTTATTTTATACCCCCCCCCTAGAAAATCAAAAAAATAGAGTACATCGAGTACAAATATTATATTCTATTGTAAATCAATGATTTAAGTAGTTTCAAAATTGTGCGAAAATTGTGCGACATGCACATTTTTGCTAGTTTTTGCACAATTTTGACGCTTTTCTACCTTCACTTTTTGTCCATGCCACTCAAAAATGCCACCTTCTGGGTTATCCTTTAGCCATTTTTCAAATGCAGCTATCGGACTTAGATAAGATTTTAAACTCATGTTTGTTATTATTTTGTCGGTTTCGTCTTGTTTCAATAGAATATCCAAACAGATCACTGGCAACTTGTATGCCTTTTTTAAATCTTAATTGGGTGTAGTCTTTCTTGTCAAGATCGTTGGTATTTAAAAATGATATGTATTCAATTCCAAACTCCATCCATTTGTCACCTTCTAAGCTATCGTAGTAGTCTAAGAAATCCTCGCCAAAGTTAAGCTTGACATTCTTACGGATGATGGTGTCACTATTGTCAAGTGCTGGGATGCCGGCCTCAAGATATATCTGCACGCATTCAATCATGTAATTGTAAAAGCGATTCCACTCATCATGATCCCAGTCATTAAACAAAGCTTTGCCACCAAAGAAATCAAGCGGTGTATTTTTATGGTTAAAGAAACTGCTAAACTCAATCACCTTAACTCTTCTTTTGCCATGACCACCAGAGTAGTTGATGGTGTAGTTGGTAGTGAATCCAAACTTAGGCGAGTCCTCGTAGGATATATAAACCTCGTCTTTGTTTTTCTTTTCTATTGTCACACCTTCTGTGATCTTACTATAAAAACCTTCAAAGTCCACATTCTTACGGCAATCCTCAATGACGATTAACTGAGTCGATAGTTCAACTCTTTGGAATGCAAAGGACTTGTCAAGCTTAAAGTTCTTACCATCAATAGAGACAAGATTGATCAGCTTGCCAATAGCCTTAAAAAATAAACCTTTACCAGCGCCACCGCCTTCGGTTTCATCTTCTGTCTCTTCTGCTAGGATCACTGCATAAGATTTGGTAGGATCTTTGTAAGTATGCAAAAGATAACCGATCAATGATATTGCATAAGATTCACGCTCTTTGTCACTACCACTGATCTTGTTAATGAATTTAGTGTACTGCACATTCTCATAGTCAATGTCATGATCAATGTCAATCTTGTACTGGATCACTTGATCGCGCCACACATGCATATTGATCGCGCCATACTTAAGCAATTCCTTTTTATCTTTTGTGACATGCACCACGCCATTAAGGAATGGATAGTACGCAGAGTCTTTTGTGTGTTTAAGAAACTTTAATTCTATGTTAGGCATAAACTCAAAGAGTGCTTTATTGAAATAAGCATCTGCACCTTTGTAGATCACTTCACGCAGTCGCATCTTATTGATGCCGTCAAAGTTATCATAAGGGATGGCGTCAATGTAATTGATCAAATACTTTTTGATCTGCTCAATGTTAGTCTCACTCACAAAGTTATCTACTACGCGCACCAGTTGATAGTTTAGCTTTTTATCATAGTAGTAAAGATAAAAGCCACCTTCGCTAGATAATAGACTGATCAGCTTATAACGATCAATTGTGATCTGGCCTTTTGTTACTGACCAGAATGTAAGCAGTTGTGTGTCATTATCCGAGTCCATGTCTTGCACTAGCTTTTTAGCTTGCTTGATGTCCAGCTTATGCTTTTGTGATAAGAAAGCTGCGATGTTCTCATTATCAATGCCTTCATCTTTTTTATTGACAAAGTCTTTCTTGATATTGCCACCGATCCTATTGCGTTGCTCACCATAGCCATCTTTCACCAGTTGCTTTGCAGCTTCGCTAAAGTTACCATTATGCTCTAAGGTTGCATAGATCGCAAAAGGCTTGTAACCTTTGCCGGTGTCAAACTCTGTGCTTGTGCTAAATACTTTAAATAGTCCAAGGCCTTTGTGATAATCAGCCGAGATGTGCGAGTCAGTCTTGCCGGGCCTTTTAAGAAAGTCACGCTCACCACTTGAGTATATGTAAGTCCAGCCATGCGCCTCAAGTAGTGCCACCACATCGCATTTGCTATTGTAGTCATCCCACGGCGTAGTCTGGTAAGTGTCCGAGTCTGCAACAACTTGTGTGCGCACCTCTTTGACAACTTCATTGAATGATCTGCAAATTGAGAGGATACTATCTCTTTGCTCAAGTGTGATGACATTGATGACAAAGTCTTTCTCTTTTGTGTAGCCTTCGGATGGCGGCGCTAACACATAGCCACCCTCACCGCGTGTCTCAATTAATACAATCTCTTTTGCGTGTGGCGTTTCTTTTAGTTCATCTTTTGTGGCGTTACGCATGGCAAGCTTTTGATTGCCTTGCACCTCTTCGCATCGGTAGTACAAATGATAACCGCCCGACTTTGTGCGCACTACATAAAGTAGCGGCATAAGATCGGCCATTGCATCTTGTAGCCTTTGCCATAGGTTGCCACTGACATCATATTTAAGATCAACATCTATAATCTCAAGTCCGCCAGATACGCCACCACCTATGATCGCAATATTTTTGCAACGATCATTTGTGAACTGGTGTTGTATTGTTGCATCATTCATGATGCTTGACTGAAATTCCGTCCAAGGAAAAACGGCACGCTTATTTTCTCCAATTGGTATAACAGAGAATCCTTGCTTTGTGTAATAGTTGGCTGCTTTAATCATTGGTTAATTTCTTGCATTTTATAAATTGTTCTCACTTCAAATCCTAATTCTTGTAATTGCTCATGGCGATACTTTTGCAATTCACTCAATCTGCCTTTCTCTGCCTTGCATTCTATAAAAAATGTCTTGCCATTTTTAAGTAACATAAGATCCGGCATGCCATTTTTATTGCACTGGATAATCTTTACAACATACCAGCCGAGCAATTCAAAATGTCGGATAACTTTACTTTGCAGAATACTCTCTCTCAATTTCTTTTAGTTTTGGTTTAACCTCTTTAATAAATTTTGACTGCACCATTATGTATAATGGTTTCTTTTTTTCTCTTTCGGGTAGTGGCTTACGGCCTCTTGTTTCTTTTTTCATTTGTTTTGTTTTTGATTTGCTGCAAACATAATCAAAATAAATTTAAAAAAAAAGTTTTTTATTTAAAACAAAATACTTAGCTTTGTCCTCGTAGTCAAAACAAACTACATTTTATCTTATGGCATTATCACAATTAGGAGGTGTTAACACAACTTACCTCAGTGTTGCGGACGGCAACTTAGTACGCCAACACAAACAAGCAAACGAGCGCACAACGGAGCGCTTAACAAAAACCGGCAAGCTAGTGTTTGAAGAGAGATTTAAGGATCTCACTGCAACGCTAGAGAACATCACCACTCGCACCAATGACTATGGCACGCAGTGGCAGTTGCATTTTAAGGATGGCGATGCTAGCTATGTAGTTAGCTTGCCTTATTCCAGTCGCTATGCATCAAGCTTTTTAAAAGCATTGCCAAATTTAGATACATCTAAAGATGTACGCTTTATGCCATGGGCAATGAAGGACAAGCTTGACGCTACAAAGATCATCACTGGTGTAACTTTGTATCAAGATGGCGAGAAAATTGCACCAGCTTACACAAGAGAGGATCCAAACGGATTGCCTCAAATGGTCAAGATTAAGGTTAAAGGCAAAGAGCAGTGGGATGATTCCGACATGATGCAATTCCTAGAGCAAATGGCATTTAAACTTTTTGCAGATGCAAATGACAATAATGTTGTTTTAGATGAAGATGAAACGCCTTTTTAGTTGGTGATTATTGGTTAGCGGTTTGCAGCTTCCGTACAAAAAGCTGCACTTTTTTAAACCAATAAAATATATTTTATGCCAGTAGTAAAAATAACTAGCGAAACAAACTTGCTACACAATGAGACGCGATACTTTATTCGTATTGACGGCAAGTTTATACAAGGCTTTGACACCTTAGAGAAAGCCGAAGAGGTTGCTCAACAAATAGCTGCAAACGGCGGCAGAGAAAAAACAGATGAGATCACCATTAAAGAAATTATATGCTAATCAAAAACCAAACATCAAACCAGCTAACATTTAAAGACGGCCGATTCTACACAGATGAGAACGGCAACTATTTCCCCAGCGCAACAACTTTGCTAGAGGCATACCCAAAGCCAGCACAACTGATCATGTGGATGAAAGAGGTAGGCAGCAAAGCGGATGAAATTAGAGATGCAGCCGGCAAGCGCGGATCAAGCGTACACCAGTTGACAGAGGACTATGATAATGGCATTGAATGTACTTTGCTTGATGAATATGGCAAGCCTAGATACTCACTGGACGAATGGTCTATGTTTGAGCGTTATGTTGAATTCACAAAGAATCACCAGCCAGAGCATCACTTAATAGAGCAAACCTTTATAAGCAGTGGCCTTGGATTTGCTGGCACTATTGATCGTGTATGCACAATTGATGGCAAGACTTATGTGCTAGACATCAAGACAAGTAACGGCATTTACAATTCATACTGGTTGCAGATTGCAGCCTATCGCGAATTGTACAATGCAAGCGTAAAAGATGGCAGCATGCCAAAGATTGACGGAGTCGCTATTTTATGGCTAAATGCTAAGACTAGGACTGCCGGCAAAAAAGGTGATGTGCAAGGCAAAGGATGGCAGATGGTGAGCGAATTTGACACCTCAAAGCAGTGGTCACTATTCCAAGCCGTCCAGCAATTATGGCACGCCGAGCATGAAGGTGATAAGCCAAAAGAATTTAGTTATCAACTTTCACATAAAAAGTAATAACTTTACGCCATGACTACCAAAAGAAAACGATTATACTTTGACATTGAAACCAGTGCAAACATCGGTTTCTTTTGGCAGAGTGGCTTTAAACTTAATATCGGGCCACAAAATATTATCAAAGAGCGTGCAATTATTTGCATCTGCTATAAGTGGGAAGATGAGAAAGAGACACACGCTTTGACTTGGGATAGCAAGCAGAATGATAAAAAGATGCTTAATGATTTTATTAAAGTGCTTAACACGGCAGACGAGATCATTGGACACAATGGTGACAAGTTTGATCTTGCATGGGTGCGCACTAGATGTTTGTTTCACGGCATTGATATGTTTCCAAAGTACACAACGATTGATACTTTAAAAGTAGCTAGGAGCAAATTCAAATTCAATAGCAATAAACTTAACTACATTGCGCAGTATCTAGGGATCGGACAAAAGATCAAGACTGAATTTGATTTGTGGAAAGACATCGCATTAAAAAATGACAAGGTCGCACTAGCTAAGATGGTAAGATATTGCAAGATGGATGTTGTGTTGCTTGAGAAAGTACACAAGCTTTTAAATAATCACATAGATGCCAAGACGCACTATGGTGTTATCTTTGGCGAGTATAAAGGCACATGTCCAGAGTGTGGATCGGATGATATACAAAAACATAGCAGACAAATTTTAGCTAGCGGCACAATTAAATTAATTTACAAATGCAAAACATGTGGGAAATTTCACCGAAAGACGGACAAGTAGGCGGATCGCATTATAAGGATTGCAAGATTCAGCCAACTGAATTTATCCATGCTAACAACATACCTTTTATTGAGGGCAATATTATCAAGTATGTGATAAGGCATAGGAATAAAAACGGCATTGAAGATTTAAAAAAGGCAAAGCATTATATTGATCTACTAATACAATTTGAATATGAGACTACCAAAGTTATTTAATAAAATGAAACTATCCGAGCAAGAGACATGGCTTACTAATAAGCTGGCAGAGGTGCATGGTATTGAGCAAGAAATAAGACGCTATCTTGCTAAGGTACGCGGAGGGCAAATCATTTTTACGCCTAGTGATCAAATAGATCGTCTTGATGAAATAGAATTAAAAAAAGATGCTTAAGATCAAAATCATATATCGCAAACTTGGCAGAGAGCAAGCACACGGCCTGGCCAGTAGCGATGGTGTAATAGAAATTGACGAGCGTTTAAAAGGCAAAAAACATCTAGAAATATTAATTCATGAGGTATTGCATTTGCTTTATCCTCGCAATTCCGAGGCTACAATAGTCAAAAATTCTGTGATGCTTACACGCATCCTCTGGAAAGAGGGTTATAGACGCGTAGATCAAAAAGAGGACGAGCCGCTACAAGACGGCTTAATATAGAATTGGATTGCCTTTGACCAATTAAATATGATTAGGCAAAAGGCCGGCAAAAATAACACTCATAAATAACATGATAGTAATTACGGGAATTGCCGGCCTTATCTTTTACATAAAGTAAAGCTACAACTTGACACACATTGGATTAAAGTAATGCAATTACTTGACTTTTTGACTTATATTTTATGCAACTTAGAGACTACCAACTAGACATAGCGGAGCAAGCAATTGACATCTTAAAAGAATTTAAGCTTGTTTATTTGGCGATGCAAGTGCGCACTGGTAAAACGATCACTAGCTTGCACATTGCTAGTTTATATGGTGCAAAGAAAGTATTATTTGTCACTAAAAAGAAAGCAATCTCAAGCATAGAGGATGACTTCAAGCAGTCAAATTGTTTATATGATTTAAATGTCATAAACTATGAGAGCGTGCATAAAGCACCGATTGATTATGATTTTATCATTATTGATGAGGCACATTCACTGGGCCAATACCCAATACCATCGGAGCGCACAAAATCACTTAGTGTGATTTGCATAGGAAAACCAGTTGTGTATTTAAGCGGCACACCTAGTCCAGAGACTTATGCGCAGTTTTATCATCAATTCTGGGTAAGCAGTTTTAGTCCATATAAAGACTTTAAAAACTTTTACAAATGGCACAAAGAGTATGGCATACCAGCTAAAAAATATGTTTATAACAGAGAATTGGCAGATTATAGTAAAGTCAAGCAAGAACGCATCCAGTCGGACATTCAGCATTTGATGTTGACTTATACGCAAGAAGAGGCCGGCTTTGAGTCTTTAGTCCAAGAGACAATCTTATATGTAAAGATGAGTGATAAGGTTAAATGGGCAGTTGACAAGATTAAAAAAGATAAATTGTTCAAGACTAAAGATGGACAAGTAGTGCTTGCAGATACGGCGGTCAAAGAGATGCAAAAGATCCATCAAATTTGTAGTGGATCAGTCAAGACTGAGGATGGTAATGCGATCATGTTTGATGACACAAAAGCTACATTTATAAAAGAGCGATTTAAAGGCCAGAAGATAGCTATTTTTTACAAATACATTGCAGAGGGCATGCAGTTAAGATACACCTTTGCTGGCCGTATAATAGAGGATCCAATGGCTTTTAATGAGGCGGATGGTGATGCAGTGTTTATTTCCCAGATCCAGTCGGGCCGTGAGGGCATAAATCTAAGCAGCGCAGAGGCCCTTGTCATGTATAATATTGATTTTAGCGCCGTAAGTTATTGGCAATCAAGAGCCAGAATGCAGACAAAAGACAGAAAATCCGCTTCGCGTGTTTTTTGGATATTCACCAGTGGTGGCATAGAAGAGCGCATTTTTGGCATGGTGCAGAACAAAAAAGACTTTACTTTAAGTCATTTTAAAAAAATATATTAAAAATATTTTTTTATTTAAATTGTTTGTTATAGCTTTGATTTCATAATCAAAACCAATAACATGAACAAGTTAAAAACACCACAACAAAAAGCAAACGAGCGCTACGCTCAAGAGTCAATCAAGCCAATGTATGCATTTATCATTGTATGCGTAGCTTTTTTAGTAACCGCTATAATGCAAAACTTATGAGAAAGATATTTCAATTTGTAAAGTTTTTTATTATATCCGTGCCTTTAGCATTGATATTATTTATCATCGGTACTATATTAATTAACATAAAAAAATTATAATCATGGCTTATTCTACTTGTTGCGGCGCTTATAGCCGTATGCCCGAAATTGATATTTGTCCAGAGTGTCGCGATCATTGCGACTGGGAGGATGAAGATGACGAGGCGAATGCAGATCAAATATTAATTAATAATCAAAACCAATAACCATGGCAAATCACCAACAATGGCAAGACCTTACGATCATAGAGAAAATTGATCTGGTAGGCAAGGTTACACACCTTTTACAAAATGACGAGGATAGTTTTAACGCTTTTAAAAGCTGGGTAGGAGCAAGCGAATTGCTTGGATTGTTTAACGAGGTAAAAATCAACAATGAAGGAAATTCTTAATTACATCAAATTGTACACTGGTTGCAATGATCATGCATTAAAGCGTATTGAGGCAATGCTTGAGCCTAGATTGCAACCAGTAGTAGTAGAAAAAATCATACATGTAGAAAAATTTGTCAAGCGTAAGCCAAGACCTAAAACACCTCTAATAGAATGGAGTGCAAAATACTGCGAGGAAAATAAAATCACATTTGAATATGTTGCACAAGCACGCAGACTGCAAGAGATTGTTGATACACGCGATGCTTATATAAAGCAAGCATACTTTGAAGGTTACTCACCTACTGAAATTGCAAGGCATTTAAAAAGGAATCATGCCACGATCCTACACACTATAAGTAAATAGTTTTCCCATCTTTCCCCCTCACGGCTCTCAAGATTTGTTTTCTTTGAGGGCCGTTTCTTTTGTAGCTTACATGCACCCACGCATAGTCAAATTCATTGATCACTTGATCAAATGGCAGCTTGGCCACAATAAAATCAAAGATGTCTTTGTTTGTAATGTTATGAGAGTGACCATCCATGTCTAGGTCAAGCGCCTCGCCTTTGCAATGTTGTGATGTAGCGCTGCCCTTAACCGCTTGATTCAAAGCTTTGGATCTGTAAGCACTGGATATGTAAATAGGCACTCTAAATTCTGCACGGATCGGCTCAAATATATGCTCACAGATAGCCTTTAAATTTTCAATATGCTCTGGTGTTGGCATATTAGATATGCCGTTGCGCTTAGCAGTTTCGGATCTAATTAGTTCGCCTAAGGTAACGTGTTGAGAAATGACCATACAAATCGCTTTAAAATAAAGAATGCCATTAAAAGGCCAATTAAGGCCCAAAATTTAAACCTAAGCTTTTTGTGAGCATCTTTACTACTTTCAAAAGATTGCTTGTAAAAACGCACGCTATCAAGCGCTAAGCCTAGTCTGCGAGTATCTACTATGTAGCCGGTCTTTATTTCGACTACACGCTTTGTTTTATAGATAGTTTTGCCTTGTAAAGTTTTAGTGATCACATTGTCTATTGTGTCAGTCTTGTAGTCTGTGATTGTGTCTGTTGTCACCAATGTATCTAAAAGTGTGACAAAGCTAGTATCATTTGCGCATGGCCTAGTTTTCTCAAGTTCACGGAAAACACGCTCACTGGACGCCATATCATTAAGCACACGGCGTTCTGCCTTTAGGATTGGATTGCACGCAGCTAAAATAAGCAATGCAATGATTGCTAGATATATAAGTAAAAGCTTACTTTTTGGTGCCATAGCGCGGATCGTTTGGATTTAACCAGTTAACAATAATAGGCAGAATAGAGATCACGGCAGCACTTATGCACTCTTCAAGTGTCACCTCGTAGATATTGCCTTTGCTTATAATCATGGTAAGGATTGCCGTCAAGACAAGCTTAAGCCATGATCCGTAAATGCTATTAAGAAATTTCATCTTTGTTGATCTTTTTTGTGGCATTGTAGTAATAACGTATTGCCATAAAACCAGAGATGATAGCAACCAAACCGGCCACTAAGGTCACAAATGGTTGTGCTTGGGTTACTGACAAAGTCGCGGCGGTCATTGAGACGCCGGTATTGATTAAGGCTTGGCTGCTATCTTGTTGCATTTAATCTTCAGTTTTAGGCTCTTCTTTAGGCTTTTGCTCTTGCTCAAGTTGTCCAAAGAAAGTTAATAATGGTAGGCCAAACTCCGTAGGGATTTTGTTAATAAAGGCCTTTAAGTCCGCTAAGTGTTGCTCGTTTAATTGTAACATAATTTTAATTTTTGTAGCAAATATAATTATTTATTCTCTAATGCGTTTACTTTTTGTCTAATTGATTGATAAACCAGTATTTCATATTTATAATTTTTCTATTTCTTGTTTAACTTCATCCCAAAAATCTAATTCCATTTCGTGCATATTCCTTCTTAATGTTACTATATGTTTTAAATCTAATATTTCATCAACTGCTATTAATGCACATTGTTTAGCTTCAAATCCATTCATTGCAGATGTACCATCTCTGTCGTGAACTTTTACTCTAAACTTATCAAATAGTTCTTGTGCTTTTTCTTTTGGTGTCATAGTGTTTATTTTGATTCCAAAGCTACTATTTTATTAGATAATTCTTCTATTTGTGCTTGTTGTTCTTGGATTGCTTTTATTAATATTGGAACTATTTTAGAATAATCTACCGCTTGAGGTTTAATATTACCATTTTCATTTATTTCATCTTTTTTACCAAAAACTGCATAAGGTAATATTTCTTCAAGTTCGTGTGCAATCACACCATAAGCCCTTGTATTATCTATTTTCCATTCGTAATCATAAGTTTTAATTGAATTAATTATTGATAAACCATTAAATTCTTTTAAATCTTGTTTAAGTCTGTAATCTGATGAAGTATTAAAAGCAGTTGCTGATGTTGTAACTGTTATTGAACCTACATCAACATTGTTTCTTCTAATACCCATAAATAAACCATCTGATGCTGTTCTGTTTCCGTAGAATACATAACTATTTCCTTCAGGTTGAATAGAACCACTACTTATTGTTACACCTTCTGTATTATTTAAACCGCTTGTTGTTCTTCCTATTAATACATTACCCCCCCCTGTGATTCTCATTCTTTCTGTATTCAAAGGACTAAATGTAATATGTCCTCCAAAAGTTCCACTAATAGCTTGTGTCGCAATATTTAAAATACCACCGCTACCATCAGGTCTCCACATTCTCATTTCTTGTTCAGTAAATGCCATATAACCATCATTGTCAGTATTTCTTATTTCTAATCTTACTGCACCATTTGTACCACTTAATTGTGTAACACCCCCCGATGTGATACGCATACGTTCTGTAACAGACCCACCTCCTGCTGTTCCTGTAAAGAATGTTAAATTTGCACCTGTAATTTTTAAATCTCGGAATCCACTTGCTGATGAAAAGTTATTTATTGATACAAGATTTGTTGCATCCGCAGCAATTAAAATATTTGCTCCTGTTCCTGCTGCAACATCTAATCTACCATTAGGCGAACTCGTTCCGATTCCAACGTTACCACCGCTTGTGATACGCATTTTTTCAGTAAAACTACCACCAGTTCCAAAAACTATATTTTGAGCAGTAGCTAATGCATAATCACTTGCAGACCCGCCTGTTACAATAGCAGCAGCACTTCCAGTATATCCTATTGGAGTGCCATTATTATTAAATTGTAAAAATGTAAAACCAGCAGATGCACCATTTATAATTTGATAAGAATTTACTTGTAACGTACTTGAGAATGTAGCAGCACCGGTTTGTAAAATCTTAAAAGCATTAATTGGAGTAGCCGAATTATTAACATCAATATTAAAATCTCCGCTAGTACCCGTTCTAATTCCCCAAAAATTACTATTACCAATATAACCATAATTAGCATTTGCTGATACTCCAATGGTTATAGAATTTGTTGTTGGTGTGTTTGACCTAAAAAATGTTGAAGTTTGCACACTACTACTAAATGTTGCATCACCCGTAACACCAAGCGTAGAACTAAAACTTGCACTTGTACCACTTAAAGCACCAGTAAGCGTACCACCAGCCAAAGCTAAATAAGTAGATGATGCTGCGCTTGTAGTTAAGTAGGTGCTATTGTCATAGCTTATAGTAGTGCCACTGATCTTTACAAAGCCGGTGCCGTTAAGCGCCGCTTGCTTGCCGTTAAAAGTATTCCAGTCTGTGCTAGTCAAAGCACCAGTTGTGCTTGTACTTGCAGCCGCTAAGCTTAAAGCTTGGGTGCTTAAGCTTAAACCATTTGCAGTGCCTATTGTAACGGCCGCGTGTCTTGCAGCAGTATTAGCAGCTACGTTTGCATTTGCGTCAACTCTTGCATCTGTGTAGTAAAGGTTTGTGCCTTCTGTTAAATTTGTTGTAGTCTTACCACTAAATGCAGTATCAAATCTTGCACTGGTATAATAAAGGTTTGTGCCTTCTGTTAAATTTGTTGTACTCTTAGCACTGAACGCAGTATCAAATCTACCTTGTGTGTAGTAAAGATTTGTACCTTCTGTTACTTGCGTTGTTGTATAATCACCACTTGCAGCGATCACCGCGCCAGTGCGTCCAAACACCGAACTTACACCAGTAACCAAACCGCTCACGTTGCCGTTAAGCTTTTGGATAGCTTGTAAGATTGTATCGCTTGAACTGATCGTACCAGATCCGCTTGTATAACCAGTTAAAGTGCTTGCTATTGCTCTAGCATTTGTAAAGTATAAATTTGATCCTTCTGTGATATTGCTAGTTGTTAAGCTAACTGCACCAACTTGACCATTTACACTTGTCACTGCATCGGTAGTATCTACCTTCTGCCATTTAACGCCATCAAATATCGCCCAATCACCTACATGCCACTCAGCTACTCCGTCAAGATTTGTGGTGCCATATACATCAACTATGTAATAAAATCCTTTTGTGCCTACGCTACTTGTTAAAGTAGGCGTGTTTGAAGCTGCATTCCATGT